TTATCCATTCGGTCCGCTATCTCTCGAAAGTCATTCGCGTTTCCGGATGCCCTGGTCCAGGCATTATGGATCATCATCATAGCGTTCTTCGGCATGATGATCTTATCCCCGGCCATAGCGATTACCGATGCGATCGATGCTGCCAATCCGTCAATATAAACAGTTTTGTACGCGGTGTGGCGCTTGATCATCGAGTGGATGCTTTGTCCAGCGAATACATCTCCTCCTCCGGAATTGATGTAAATGTTCAGGTTCTCAATCTCGCCTAGATCGTCTAGGTCTTTTTTGAAATCCTTCGGTGTGACCTCATCACCCCACCAAGTACTTGAAGAGATATCCCCGTATAGCATTAGCTCACCGGTGTCCCCCTTCTTCTCCATGTTCCAAAACTTCTTATTTCCCGGCATTGGTTGTGGCTCCTTTCTGTGCGCCTTTCGGCAAATTATCCTTCACTGATGTGAGCGGAATCATGTTCCCGTTCACTGCGTACACATCGCCACCCTGATCTTTCGGTAACGGATTCAGGTCTTCCAGTTTCCGAATATCATTCGCACTAAACACTCCGTCTTGACGCATGTTGTGGTAATAGGTTGTTCGTGCAGCAATATCACCGCGCAACAGACCATTTACGCTGAACTTGGCGTAGTAGCTTTTTTGCTCCAGCTCGATCAGCAGGTCCTTATAAATTGTCTGCTCCAGCCGAACCGCCATCGGTCCGATGGATTCCTGGACGAAATCAATATTCTGCTGCTCAATGTTTGAGAATGTTGCCCTGTCTAAATCGAACACCTTGTGAGGTGGCACCCCGAAGATTCGACAGATTTCAGTGACCTCGAACTTTCTGGACTCGATTGCTTGAGATTCTTTCGGGTTACGTCCTAGCTGATGGAGCTTGAAACCATCCTCCAGGAAAGCCCATTTATGCTGTTTACTCACACCCACATAGGTCTTGTTCCATGATTCCTTAAATCGCTGGTATGATTTATCTGATACTGCTTTGTCATATTCAACGAAGCCTCCCAAGTTGGTACCTGCTTCAAAGAAGTCCTTAGCATAGCTATTCAACGCCATCGATAGACCCAGGACATCGGCAGCAATCCGTATTGGGTCTTCCGGATCCGTAGCATCTCCGAACCTAAGCCCCGGTGTGTACATAAACTCACCTTCATGGAGCCGTTCGGTGTTTATGCCATCCGTGACGTCCAAGTACCTCTCACCACTTAGTTTATTCCGTCGGAGCATCACGTTTCCCGAGGGAATGTTCCAGAGCGCCAGAATAAATCCGTTTCGGTTGCGCTCTATCTTCGCATAAGCACCAGATGTCAGCATCAAATTAAAGATGTACATGTGCCAGAATTCATAAGCTGTCGTCTCAGGATTCGGCATCATGTGTAAAAGCGTGTACAGCTGATGCTGTTTCGCTTTATCTCCGCCCCCATCTTTTCTTTCCTGGTAAAGATGCACCGGTAAGCTGGCCATTGTCTTCGCCACAACATCAACGCAGCGTATCACCGCTGAAACACGAAGAGCGGTCTTGGAACTCACATGGTGTCCACGGCCGCTCAGGTAATCGACAAACGCAGCGTATCTTGGATCCACTGTCGTCTCGTTCTTTACTTCAAAAACTTTTCCAAATAATTTGAGCTTCAAATTCTCATCACCCCCTAAGCCATCCGGATGCCATGATCTTCATAGGCACTCAGTTTGTCTTCAAGCTGCATAGCTGCAGCGAATGCATTAATCAATGCTACCGTTAAGTCAATTTTATCCACACTCTTATTTTTCATTGGCTTTATGTTTTCATTTCCATCGACGGCCACAACCACATTACCAAAACACCACCTGGCCACTGGATGCTTTTCATGACTGAGCTCTCCGCGCCGAAACAAGCGTTCCATGAATTTCATTGCTGGAGACATCCCCGCCATCGTCTGCTCAATTTCAATGGTGTTAACACCTTTCTTCGCAAGTTGCTGTACAAGCATGGTTGAATTCCACTTGTCAGTGCAGACATATTTGACTGCATACTGCTTCGTATAGCTTTCAACTTGGAGCTGGATGGTCTCATAATCAGTAACGTCACCATCCGTCGCAATCATATAACCTTCATTTACCCACCTGTCATATGGTACTTTGTCCCTGTGGACGCGTTCTTTCATGTTCTCTACCGGTATGAAAGGCTTGAACAGGCAGCGCCAATCTTCGATTCCTTCCTGTGGCGGAAACAGAACCACTAGACCCGCAATATCAATTGTGCTGGCCAAGTCGAGACCCAGATAACAGTACTTCCCAACGAGCTCGCTAATCTCCCATTCAGCATTTGTAGTATCCCACAATGTGAGTGGTAGCCAACCGGTGCGCTTAAGCGCCATCCATTGGTTAAGCCGCAACCATCGGAACAGACGCTCGGATGCTTCACTGTTCCTCGCTGCTAAAGCTTCTTGGCGAACGGTCTCAATCTGGATTGTCTGGCCCAAAGAAGGATTACATTTATACCAGTTCTCCTCAGACCAAGGATCCTCATCTTCTGGCAACCCGTAGACTTTGACATACCAGGAAGGATCTACCAGGGTACCATCCTGAATCTTGAGCGCTTTCTCATGAATCTCCCAGCCGATTGAATGTCTGTCCGGATCATCTCCAGCTGTAGTGATCACCCACCAGATTGGTTCGCGCCTTGCTGCCCCAGCACCGAATGTCATAACATCCCATAGATCCCGGTTGGGTTGAGCGTGTAATTCATCGAAGATAACTACTGTTGGATTTAATCCGTGCTTACTATATGCTTCGGCAGATAGAACCTTTAAGAAAGTTCCGGTCTGCCTGTTGTATATTTCCTTCTTACTGTCCACCACCCGTAGCATTTTCTCCAACGCATGGTCCTGCTCGATCATCTGCTTGGCCGCTTTGTACACTAGTCCGGCTTGCTCACGCTCTGCAGCGCAACAATAAATCTGACCACCGGGGGGATCACATATTAAGTGATACAGACCAATGGCAGCGATCATGGTGGTCTTACCATTCTTCTTGGGTATCTCTAAATAAACATATTTGTACTGCCTGTAGAGATCATCGCTTACCGTACCGTACACATCCCAGATGATTTGGTGCTGCCAATCTTGAAGGATAAAAGGCTGACCTGTGAAGTCATCTGGAAGGTTGAGCATCTGGATAAACTCAATAGGCTCCAGTGCTCGTTGCTTATCAATCATCCAGCATCAGCTGCCCTTCGGCTTCTGAGAAATTCACTCATACCGCTGTCATCCTCTTCCTCTTGCGGTTTCTTAGGAATCGATCTCAACTGCGATGCAACGGTCATGACGTTTTCCTTCTCGATGGACAGGAGCATTCTCCGTTTTGTCTGCAGGCTATTATCATTACCCTGAATTAATTTATTAAGATCCGATACCTTGTTAATGTAGTCGAGAAAATCCATCTCCGATTTCTTCTCATGTAACTCTCCTAGCAACCCATGAAGGTATTTGTCCTTCTCTTCATACCGATCACACTCTGAAAGCAACATACAAAAGCGGTTCAAAACAGCCTCATTTAAGGCATCATTTTTACCTATTTTTTCAAACATCTTCCTCACACGCAGATAGTATGCATGGGCTTTCTCATCAGCTTTCACCGAGGGCCACTCACGCATCTTAATCCCTGTAACCATCTGGCTTTCAGCTTTTTCCCGTATTTTTTTTTCGGCCTTGGTCCGATGCCCTTTGACGAGCCCTATTGGCTTACCTGCTCTGGTCATAATACACCTCAAACTCAAATTTTCTTATTGGGAAAAAATCTCGCACATGCTTGGACACACGGTATCCCGGCGCCGATCGCCAGAGATTCGATGCCCCCTACCCCTCGATTGCAAATTTTATTTTCTATTTCCGAACCCGCCGTCCTCTCTGGCTGTCTTGGCATCGTGACAAGACTTGCACAGGCTTTGCCAGTTGCTTGTATCCCAGAAGAGCTGCTGATTACCCTTGTGAGGAACGATGTGGTCGACTACAGTGGCTGGTACCACTCGCCCATGACGCTCACACTCAACACACAAGGGGTGGTGACTGAGGTAGGTGGTCCTTGCTTTCCTCCACTTAGAGTTGTATCCACGTTCTGAAGGACTGCCACGGTCCTTGTCGTACCTCTCACGCTTTCTTCTGGATTGCTCCTCCAAAATTGCCCTATGCTTTTCGCAGTACCGTTTTTCTGACAGCTCACTACAACCTGGATGTGAGCATATCTTCAAAGCTTTACGTGGCATATTCTCACCTGTTTCGTTGCATAAGAAAAGAGCCTTGGTAGGCTCTCTATTAATATCTACTATTCAATTGCTATTTACTGTCCAAGCATATTCCATATTTTAGCATAATCTCACGAGATCGTTCTTCTTTTGACGCAATCAAATCAGAATCTTTTTGGTACAAATGAGCCAGACACTGAAAGCCAATGCGTGCTACACAGTCTCGCTTTTCTATTGCCTTCTCTCTGCTAATATCTTTTGATCCATGCACATAGCTAGAACGAAGACTATACATATCCTTGATGCATTTTTGTAGTTTTTTTCTTTCTTTATAATCATTCTCTAATAAGAACGCTACTGACATAGATATTCTGTATCCTAGTTCTGCATTTGATCCAAATAAGTTCTCTAAGGCAATAATTCCATCCAAGAATCCATCAATAGGATTTAATCTGTCAGATGATAAACTGATTAATTTTCTAACAGCAAGCCTAATCTTCTCATCATTCGTTTGTTCAATTTTCTTATGCCATTTTTTTATTGTTATTAAATCCTCAGAAGTACATTCATACCTTTCTGTTGGATGTCTTTGATCACAAGACCATGTTCTATGAATACCAAGAGCCAATGGATCAAATATGATTTCCCAACTCTTTTTCATGCTAATTGGCGGTACTCTATCACACGCCAAATATGTAGACAACTCAATGTTTTCTATTAGTCTATCGATTTTTTCATAATTTTCTTCCATAAGCTTAGGCC